GGTGAACAGCGTGCTGCTGTGAGCGGGTGCGGGCCAGAAGGCCGGCACTGGCAGGAGAAGCCGGTGCGGCACTGGGAGCTGCCGTAGTGCTCGATCCGATCAGCCGCTCCAGGATCTACAAGCGCGTGTTCGCGCGTGGCGCATGGGGTCGGCCGAGCTGGCGCGTGCGCCTCGTGATGGCCCTGCGCTCGAAACGGCAGGCGTACCGCGAGGTGTTCAGGCGCTACGACGCGGACATCGTGCTCGCTGACATGGCGAGGTACGGGAACGCTGGCCGCACGACGTTCGTGACGGACAGCGAGAGGTCGACGGCGTTGCTCGAGGGGCGGCGGCAGTTCTGGCTGTACGTCTCGCAGCTGGTTGACCTGGATGAGGAGACGTTGCGCGAGCAGATCAAGAGCGCGCAGCAGAAGACGGAGGCGAGGCAATGAGTACGGGTGCGGCGATCGTGACGGGTGAGCCTGGAGCGACTGCGCCTGCGCAGCCTGGCGCAGCGGCTCCTGCTGCGCCGGATGCGCTGGCGTGGGCAGGGGAGAACGCCGAGCTCCGGGCGCTGGCGCAGGGCAAGGGCTGGAAGGCGCCGGCAGACGCGCTCTCGGGGTACAAGCACCTCGAGACGCTGCTCGGGCAGCGGGCTGGCAACCCGGAGCGGCTGGTGGTGCTGCCCGGGGACGAGTCGCCACAGGCGGAGTGGGATGCGTACTGGGCGAAGGCCGGGCGCCCCGAGAAGCCTGACGGCTACGACCTGAAGGACGTGCCGGAGGGCGACCTGCGGGACCGCTTCGGCGCCTGGGCGCACGAGGCTGGGCTCAGCCAGCGGCAGGCGAAGGCGGTGGCCGGCAAGTTCATGGAGTTCTCGACTGCAGCTGAGCAGGAGAAGGCTGCGACGTTCGAGCGAGACGCCAATGTGGTGATCGAGCAGAAGAAAAAGGAATGGGGCCAGGCGTACCCTGAGAACATCCTTGCAGGTCGGCAGTTAGCCGCGCGGTTTCGATTGACGGAGGAGGATCTGGACACGTGGGAGATGGCATGGGGGACTGATAAATTCCTCACAAAGATGGCAGAGATGGGCCGGACCTTCGGTGAGCACAAGCCGGCCTCGGGCTCGGACAGCGGGCCGCTGGGGATGACGCCTGCCATCGCGCAGCAGCAGATCAAGGATCTCGAGGCGGACCCGGATTTCCGGGCGAAGTGGCTGGCTGGCAACCCGGAGGCCGCCAAGAAACGGTCCGACTTGTACAAGCTGGCCTATCCGTCTTGACACCGGAAAAGGACTGTGTACGGTGAGGCTGCATCTCGGACAAGCCTTTGGGCCCCGAGGTGCAGGATGAAGTAGCGCCCCTTCTGGCGCGGATAAGCCCATCTCAGGGGTCCCCGCAATGCCAGGAGGACAAGCGCAGGACTCATCGCGGCAACCCGCCTGAGTGGGTTTGACGCTGAGGACGCAACGCATGTTGCGCTCTCGCTCAACCTACGAGGCGGAGAATGTCGACTCAAGTAACAGAGGCACAGGTACGCGAGTACGCTGGCAACGTCCAGCTGCTCCTGCAGCAGCAGGGCAGCGTGCTCGCCGACAAGGTCGGAACGGGCACGCATGTCGGATCCGGCGCGGTGCCGGCCGATCAGGTGGGTTCCGTGACGGCGGTTCGCAGGACCACGCGGCACGCTGACACGCCGCTGGTCAACACGCCGCACGCAAGGCGCTGGGTCTTCCCGGTGGACTACGAGGTGGCCGATCTTCTGGACCACCAGGACATGATGCGGCTGCTCGCGGACATGAAGGGGCCCTACGCGCAGAGCCAGGCGTTCGCGCTCGGGCGAGCGAAGGACTCCGAGATCATCACGGCGTTAGATGCCACGGCGACCACTGGCGAGAACCAGGGCAGCACCGAGGCGTTCGATGCGACCAACTTCGGGCAGGTGTCCGGAGCGACGGGCCTGACGATCCTGAAGCTGCGGACGGCGCTGCTCCAGATGATGCGTGCGAATGTCCAGGTGGACCGCGAGAAGCTGTACTTCGTCATGTCCGCGCAGCAGCACGATGATCTGCTCGCCGACATCCAGGTGACGAGCCGGGACTTCAACTCGAGCCCGGTTCTGGTCGAGGGGCGGATCCGGTACTACATGGGCATGGAGTTCGTGATCACGCAGCTCCTGCCGCTGACGGCTGCCGGTGGGGACCGCAGCTGCTTCCTGTTCGCGAAGAGCGGTGTCCATCTCGGGATGTGGGGTAGCGACTCCCGCATCAGCGAGCGGGACGACAAGTCCTACTCCTGGCAGGTCTACTCGGCGCTGACCTGCGGCGCGACGCGCCTGGAGCAGGGGAAGGTGTGCCGGGTTCTCTGCGACGAACCGTAATCCATGAGCTTCCGGTGGCCGCGGCGGGGTTCGTCGCGGCTGCCGGTGGCGCAAAGCCATAGAAGAGGGGTCTCGACATGGCGGCAACGTACTTCAGTCAGCATTATCAGTCGGTCGAAGGAGGCGGCGCAACCGCACAAACGACTGGGTTCAAGCCTGCAACTGGTGTGTCCCATGGCAGGCTGAGGGCAAAGGTCGCGAGTTTCGTGTTCCCTGCTGTTCCTGCGGCTGGCGACATTCTGTACCTGTTCAAGATCCGATCAAGCGATCGTCCGCTCCGATTCTCAATCGCGAATCATGCACTGGCCGCCTCGGGTGCGGCCTATGACATCGGTCTGCGCAAGGAGAACCAAGGCGCACTGATCGGGGACGCTGATGATGTCGTGGATGGGTTCGTCGCGAGCGGAGCATCCGACAAGCTCGTGGATGTGTTCGGCTCTGGGACGAACAGCGTATGGCAGGTGGATGCCGACGAGTTCGATGTTGGCCGTCCACTCTGGCAGATCATGGGTCAGGCTGCGGATCCTGGCGAGAATTGGGAGTTCTACTGCACCGTGCAGGCTGCAGGAACGACCCCGGCCGTGGGTGGCATCGTGTTCGTGCTCGAGTACTTGGCCGGCGACTGATCTTCCTCCGGCGGTCGAGGGCCAGGGGCGGGAGGTTGGCGCATGGCCTCCCGCCCCACTTGAAGCGAAGGAGTTTGCATGGCGTATCAGGGGCTCAAGAAATCAGGCAACGGAGCGAACAAGCTCGGCGTGAACTACATGGGCCGCGCCAGCGGCTCGACGCCTCATGGCGGTGCTGTGATCGTGCTCGATGAGGTCGCGAGCGGCGCAACTGAACCTGACGTTGACCAGGCAGTCCATCCACTCGGCGAGAACGTTCTCATCGCCTACAACGACGCCGTGAGCAAGGGAGTGATTTCGGCCCTCATGCTCAAGGCGCGGCTCGCCATCATGAACTACATGGTCAATCATCCTGCCCCAACGCTCGTCATCCTCGGAGTGGACTGGGCCGGCGACAAGCTCTCGCTCAGCCATCTCGGGGATGCTGCGGATACGGTGGGGATCCTGCCTGGAGTCGAGCTCTCAGGCGTCTCCACGACTGACGCCAGGGCTGTGCAGCCGAATGCGGTTTTCGCAGGTGCAGGCACCTCGACGCTGCAGCATGACCTCGTGGTCATCTACGACCCGACCACGCCGCTGTGGATGCTCATGCAGCAGTTCGACCGGCTCTACTGGGGGTTCATCAATCTGACCGCTGCCGTTACGTAAGGGGCCAGCGTGGCCTCCGATATCGACATCTGCAATCGGAGTCTATCTCGGCTCGGGATGCCGAGGATTACGGCCCTCTCCGATGCCACCGAGAGCGGCTACGCCTGCAGCAGCGCGTGGTTGCTTGTGCGTGATGAGGTGCTGCGCGCGCACCCGTGGAATTGCGCGACGGTGCGCAAGACGCTGTCCGAGGTCGCTGCGAAGGCCATTATCTCGACGGACAACCTGAATCCGCTCAAGGTCGCTTGCACCGGGCACGCCTACATCGCCGGCCAGCGCATCTTCATCACTGGCGTCGCGACGATGACGGAGATCAACGACAAGTATTTCCGCGTCTCCGACACCAGCCTCAACGCAAACGACTTCAGGCTCGAGGATGAGGAGCTGGTCGACGTGGACGGTACGTCCTACACGGACGGCACAGGCGGTACGGTTCGGGCTGTGCCTGACTGGGATTACGGGCACATGTATGCGCTGCCGACGGATTGCCTGCGGCTGCTCGAAGTGCAGGACCTTGAGGAGAACAGCTGGGTAGTCGAGAACGGCTTCATCCTCTGCGATGAGGACGAGACGATCCATGTCCGGTACATCAAGAAGGAAGAGGATGAGAGCAAGTACGACCCGCTGCTGGTCTCGGCTCTCGCGGCCCGTCTGACGGTCGAGCTGATGGAGGAGCTGCCAGAGCTTTCCGGAACGAAGCGCCAGCTCTACGAGCAGCAGTATCAGCAGATCATGCTGCAGGCGCGCATGAGCGACGGGCAGGAGGGCTCCAGCAAGGGCTTCCGGGAATCGTCCTGGGTGCTGGCCCGGTATTGAGGCATGGCCGAGGCTGCGCCGATCCTGACCAGCTTCAACGCTGGCGAGCTATCGCCGCTTCTCGAGGGCCGTGTTGACCTCGCGAAGTACCAGAGCGGCTGCAAGGTCCTCGAGAATTTCGTTCCAACCGTGCAGGGTCCTGCGATCAAGCGCAGCGGCACGATGTTCGTGCATCCGGTGAAGGACTCCACGAAGACGGTCAAGCTCGTGCCGTTCAAGCAGAGCACGGCTGCTGCCTACGTGCTGGAGTTCGGCGACTACTACCTGCGCGTCTACAGGAACAACGCGATCATCACGGATGCCAGCGACACACTCGACGGCGTGACGACTGGCGCGACGACCACAATCCTGGCGACAGGGCACCCATTCGCGAACGGCGACCGCGTGCTCATTACGGGCGTGGTGGGCACCACGGAACTGAATAACCGCGAGTTCCTGGTCGCGAACGTCACCGCCAACGACTTCGAGGCGAAGGACCCGTACACTGGCGCGGCGATCGACTCGAGCACCTGGACGGCGTGGTCGAGCAGCGGGACAGCTGCGCGCATCTACGAGCCGGCGACGCCATACGCGCACACGGACCTTGCTGCGCTGGCATCGTGGGCGCAGAGCGCCGACGTGCTCTACCTGGCGCACCCTGACTTCACTCCGTACAAGCTCTCGCGGACAGCGGACGCAGCGTGGACGCTCGAGAAGGTCGCCTTCGACTGGCCTGCGTTCCGTGATGAGAACGACGACAAGGATCTTGAGGTCTTCTTCGATGGGCTGATGGGAGACTCGAGCACGCCCGGGCTGGGCTCGTTCCCTCTCGGGCGCACTGGCTCGCCGATTACGGTCACGGCCATCACGAACGCGGCCGCTGCGGCGGTAACGACGAGCGCAGCGCACGGGCTCGCGAGCGGAGATGAGGTGTTCCTTCTCGGCGTCTCCGGGATGACCGAGGTTGACGACGGCGTCTACAAGGTGAAGGTGACGGGCGCGAGCGCGTTCACGCTGGCCGATCCTGACAGCTACGCGGACGTGAACAGTTCGGGCTACGGCGTGTTCTCCGGGACGTGCCAGGCTCTGCCGCTAGGGATCGTCGCTGCGAACGTGCCAGGGCTCGCGTTCGAGATCAATACCATGAGCATCGTTGCTGATACGGCCACGATCACGACGAGCTCGGCGCATGGCTGGAGCACGGGCTACACGGTGCTGCTCTACGGGCTGGGCGGCACGAAACAGGCGAACAACCGCGTCTTCACGATCACGGTGACGGGCGGCTCTACGTTCGAGTGCACTGGGTTCACCGGCTACACGGCATACGACACGACGCCGCTTAAGGGGCTGTGCTGCCGGGTATCCGATCTGGACGCGAAAGGCATCTTCGTTGCTGCGCTCGCTCCAGATGGGTTCATCAAGCTACGCGAGCCAGCGAAGAGCCGCTCGCTGGACTGGTCGCCGATCGATGCCTGGTACGCTGGCATGGGTGCGCAGAACGTCGCCGACAACGACGGCTCGCCGCAGCCTCCGGATATGGTTCGGCACGAGGGCAACTTCTACATCTGCACCGATGGAGGCACGACGCCAGCGGCAGGAACGGCGCTGCCGCCGATTCATACGGTGCTCGGGCAAGAAGAGTTCGATGGCCCTGATGCTGGGACATCGGTTGGGTGGACGTTCCTGCACGACGGCGCCAGTTATCTGCGCATCGTAGATGTGCTCAATGGCGGTATCGCACGCTGCTACGTGCCTGCTGACCAGGATCCGGTGGCTGTCTCTGGCAACCTGACCTATGGCCCGGTCCCGATAACAGTCTGCCGGCAAGAGGACTCGGCCACTGGCACGACGAGCCTTGACGGCGGGAGCGTCAAGGTCCGCACGCGCAACTGGGCGATCAGTGCGTGGAATGACGAGTATGGCTTCCCGCGCTGCACGACGTTCTTTGAGGACCGCCTGATCTTCGCCGGCAGCGAGCGCGACCCTCAAACGGTGTGGATGAGCCGGCCTGGCGACTACGAGAACCACAAGGTGAGCGACGACGATGAATCGTCCATCGCCTACACGCTGAACACGGACGACCTGAACGTCATAGAGTGGCTGGCGTCCGGCAAGGTGCTCGCCATCGGGGCGTCTGGCGGCGAGTTCATCGCGTCGGCGTCTTCGCAGGAAGAGGCGCTAACGGCGACGAACGTCCGCATCGTGCGGCACACGAACCACGGGAGCCGCGCCGCTGTACGGCCGGTGCTTGTCGAGAACGTGGTCCTGTTCACGCAGCGCGCGGGCCGCAAGATCCGCGAGTTCGTCTACCAGTTCGAGAGCGATTCCTACGCTGCGCCGGACATGACGGTGCTGGCGGACCATATGACCATGGGCATTGTGAAGGGAATGTCCATCCAGCAGGAGCCCTCCCGTCTCGTGCTGGCGTGGATGGAGGACGGCTCTTTTCGTGCGTTGACATACGAGCGGGCGCAGGAGGTAGTCGGTTGGCACAAGATCGTCATTGGCGGGACTGCTGCTGCAGTGGAGTCTGTCGCTGTCATACCGGATTCCGTGGAGGACGAGGACCAAGTCTGGCTGATCGTCTCCCGCACCATCGACGGAGGCACGCGGCAGTACGTCGAGCGGCTCGCGAGGCTCTGGCGCTCCAGCGACGCGCTCGAGGATGGGAAGTTCGTCGACTCGTGCCTCACCTATGACGAACTTC